ACGCCGAAGTGCTCGAGTTCGGCAACGTGGATGGCAATCTCGGCAGCTACCAATCCACCGGTAACGTGTTGGACTTTGCATTCTCCACCCCTACGACCGAGTCTTTCGACTTTGCCAAGTTGCAGCTCAACGGCCATGACCGTTTCACCGAACGCAAGGCGGCCTACTTCCGTTTGGTGCAGCCCTACCAGCACCACACTCGCGTGCCCAACAAGCACATCTACTGCTACTCTTTCGCCCTGAACCCCGAGGCCCACCAGCCTTCCGGTACCTGCAACTTCTCCCGTCTCGACAACGTGACCCTGAACCTCAAGGGTCTCTCCGAGAAGTCCGACGAGGGCGATTTGCTCGTGTACGCCGTGTCCAACAACATCCTCCGCATCACCTCCGGGATGGGCGGCCTCGCGTACTCCAACTAAATCTTTAAAATAAAAAAGGGTTTCTCTTGTGTGTTTCCCCCAAAAAATGATAAAAAGAGGGTTGTTGAATGAATGAATGAAAACTTAAAATGATTCAAAATTGCGAACTAGTATTCATATAATATGTGTTGTATGAGATTATAAGCACACATTATACGAAACGATGGGTGGAGGACTCATGCAACTCGTCGCGATTGGCGCTCAAGACGTTCACTTGACGGGGAACCCCCAGATCTCTTTCTTCAAGGTGGTGTACCGCCGCCACACCAACTTCTCCATGGAGTCCATCGAACAAACATTCAAGGGCACGCCGAAACCCGGGGATCGTGTGTCGTGCACCATCGCACGCAACGGCGATCTCGTGACCAATATGTGGCTCGAAGTCACTCTCATTCCCGAATCAAGTGGAAATATAAGGTACGTAAACTCGGTCGGTCACGCGTTGATCGAATACGCGGAGCTTGAGATTGGCGGCCAACGCATCGATAAGCACTATGGCGAATGGTTAGATATATGGTCTGAACTCACGCTTCCGGAAGACAAACGCGAAGGATTCAAATACATGATCGGACGACGCAACTTGGGAAAATATCGTCCGATACCAACCAACAAACTATATATACCTTTTCAATTTTTCTTTTGCCGAAATCCGGGTTTAGCGCTTCCCCTGATTGCGCTTCAGTATCACGAAGTCAAATTAAACATTAAATTCAGAGACGCATCCAAACTCACAACCACAGATATTACGGAAAACGGTGTCAAGTTAGACGACACCATTTCGTCATTCGAGGATGTGAAATTGTTTGTGAATTACGTTTATCTCGATACGGATGAGCGCCAACGCTTTGCGAAAATGACCCACGAATATCTGATCGATCAAGTCCAACACACCGGTGCCAAAAACACAATGATAGAACAGGTTCGCCTGGATTTCAATCATCCGGTCAAAGAGTTGGTATGGGTGATTCGAGACTCGACGTTTGACGTGTTATCTTCGTATGGTACAAATGAGATTGTAAATTTGCATAACGATGACAATTCTGCTAATTGGTATAAGGAGCCCTTTGCACTTCCAACAACCGAATCGTTCGTATCCGCAAAAATACAGATCAACGGCCACGATCGATTTGCGGAACGAGAGGCTTCGTATTTTCGTTTGATTCAACCGTACGAGCACCACACGCGTATTCCGCACAAACACGTATATTGTTACTCGTTCGCGTTGAATCCTGAAAACCACCAACCTTCCGGAACGTGTAACTTTTCACGATTGGATAACGTGACCCTTCATCTAAACGGTATGCATGACAAGATTTCCAACGGTGAACTGTTGGTATTTGCCTTATCGGTGAATGTGCTTCGCATCACTTCCGGGATGGGCGGTCTCGCATACTCGAATTAAAATTATAGGACATAGTACTACAATACTATAACGCACAATGGGTGGTGGTCTTATGCAACTCGTCGCCGTGGGCGTACAAGATACTCATTTGACCGGCAATCCAGAAATATCGTTTTACAAAGTGGTTTATCGTCGTCACACTAATTTTTCCATGGAGTCGATCGAACAGTCGTTTGACGGAAATGCCAAACCAGGTAGTAGAATAACGTGTACGATTGCTCGTAACGGAGATCTCCTTACTAATTTGTGGTTGTATGTGAAAGTAACAAACAATGCACTTTTAGATCAACAAGATTATACGAATTCGTTAGGACATGCTATTATCGAATATGCGGAACTCGAAATTGGAGGTCAACGAATCGACAAACATTACGGAGAATGGTTAGACATTTGGTCTGAATTGACCGTTCCTGCTGAGAAAAGGGATGGGTTTGATGAAATGATTGGTAAAAAAATGAACTTCCCTTACAACCTTCATTTAATGTATGGTTCGAACACCAACCCTATATTACTCACAATTCCTTTACAATTCTTTTTTTGTCGGCATCCGGGTCTCGCACTCCCCTTGATTGCGCTTCAATACCACGAGGTTAAAGTAAACATCAAATTCCGAGAATCGCATGCAATACATAGAAATTTTTTTGGGCCTAAAAATCAGATCACATCTTTTGAAGATGTTACATTGTACGCCAACTACGTATACTTGGATACCGAAGAACGAAAACGTTTTGCGAAAATGACCCACGAGTATCTCATCGATCAAGTCCAACACACCGGTCCCAAATCCACGATATCCGACAAAGTCAGTTTGGAATTTAACCATCCAGTCAAAGAACTCGTGTGGGTGATACGCAAGAAAGGGCATTTCGTGTTTGACTACGGCAACGTTTCCGGATCCGAATATACCCACAACGTATTTAATTTGGATTCCAACAAAGAAAATGAAGCGGAAGAACCGTTCACTAGCGGGGTCTTACAAGTCAACGGACACGATCGTTTCCAAGAAAGAGACGCGTCCTACTTTCGACTCGTTCAACCGTACGAACATCACACGCGAGTTCCTTGGAAACACATCTTCTGTTACTCGTTCGCTTTGTATCCCGAAGCTCATCAGCCGTCCGGGTCGTGCAATTTCTCCCGTCTCGATAACGTGTATTTGAATCTCAAAGGAATGGCTTCCAAAACAAACGGGGAAGGCGATTTGCTCGTGTACGCCGTGTCCAACAACATCCTGCGCATCACCTCCGGGATGGGCGGCCTCGCGTACTCCAACTAAACACACGAAAAACGAATTTAAGAAACGAAGGTGTGATACCTTCTAAATACATAAAATGGTGGCGACAAGATCCCGTGATTACGAGTTGAACCCCGTTCTCCAGTCACCGCACACTGTTGTCCCGCGCGGCAACATCTTCATGAACCACACCGACGACACGCACGCCGTGGTCGCAGCCACACTTTTGACCATCTCCGTCAGTATTTTGGTTGGGGTGTTCATCACCACGCTCATGGTTTAAAAAAAGGTAAACATAATTAAACATAACGAATTTAAAAGAACACAATAATGAAGTTATTCTGTTGTTTTAAACCCCGCGATGTCGAAAAAAAATCGAAAGAAAACGTGTTGGTCACGAAACCAACGATTTCTGTTGAGTATGATAAACACGGTAGGAAAATAGAAACAAGAACCTATCATCGTCAAGAGGTGTTCGTACCTTTGGGTCTTAATTTGATTCGCGAAACGTTCGTGTATACGTTGAATGATGATGATCCCGAACCGTATGTGGTGTTGTGGATCCGAATGTATGATCGTGGATGTTTCGTAATCAATCGATATGACTACACCGTAGATTCCTATGTGATTCTTGATGAAGACAACCCTATGAATTGTTCGTTCACAAGGTTCTTAGACAATCTGAACAACCAATCGAATTCCGTCGACTATTCGATCACAAATGAAAGGTGGATGAAAGAAATGCAAAATAGGGGCGAGTGCCCCGATTACGGTTTCAAAATCGTCCTGTCTAAGCACGGAAAGAACGTCACGTACGAAATCGGACGCTACATTTGTTGAAAAAAACAATTATTCATACGTCGTAGATCAAACATTCAATCTCGTCCCAACACTCGCGATCGTTCGCTTCGATCGCGTCGATTTCCAATTGGATCGCGTGTAACGTGGACGACAACTCTTCGATCGTGTCCCATTCGGGCGCATGTTGAGTCACTTCGAGACCGCTCTTGTACTTTTCGCGTAACGCATGCTGAATCTTAAAATCCAATACGTGTGTCAACGCCTTTTTACGATGGTTAAGTTCGTTCTTCCTTGTCATGCGTTGAGCGCGTTTGGCGGGGTCGTGGCCTCCGGAAAGCGTCGCCATGGTTTTGGGTTTCAACGAAAGCGTATGCATATTTTGTTTTAATATCATAAATACGCGATTTTTTAAGTACATTTTCCAATCATCATATACATATACATAATAGATATATATGATGGATGGAACAGAACAAGTGCTCCCATCAGGGTTCGAACCTGAGACCTTGGCGTTATTAGCACCACGCTCTAACCAAACTGAGCTATGGGAGCAAAAAATACAAATGGGTTAAAACCTGCACGCACACAACGACTTCTATGATTGGTTAGTTTGTTTATTTTTTAAGATTTTTGAATAACACCCGTGACCAACTCGGGTGATTTTTTTTTGAAATCACAAAAACCAGATGAACGGAAAGCGACCCCATACGGGGTAAATCTATTTCTGCATCAAACATAACTTACACGTTATGTTTCGACCACGATGTCGTTTTACGGTTGTTGTTGCATGAACGTTTCGTATGTCGAAATCTTTGTGTTTCAAGGTCACTCCTCCAGCAGGAATCGAACCTACAACCTCACGGTTAACAGCCGTGCGCTCTACCGATTGAGCTATGAAGGAATATACTCAAAAACGTGAAATTGAATTCCGCGTTTCCACATGCCCGCACCTCCACCCAACCTCCCGAGACCAAATCGGGCATTCGTTCGTGACTGAGATTTAACATTGTATATAATACACAATGTATCCCAATCAACAAAACCGGTCTGAAGCTCCTCCAGCAGGAATCGAACCTACAACCTCACGGTTAACAGCCGTGCGCTCTACCGATTGAGCTATGAAGGAATAAGTACCGGAAGCAGGACTCGAACCTGCGCAGTCATTGACTATTGCAACTTGAGTGCAACCCCTTAGACCACTCGGGCATCCCGGCGCAACGTCGCTTTTTTTGTTTTTATCATATACGATTATTTTTTTCAATGTGTGTGAACGCGGTTTCGTGGGTTGTTTACCAGGAATGGGGTTCGAACCCATGCAGTCATTGACTAGTGGATCTTAAGTCCACCCCCTTGGACCAGCTCGGGCACCCTGGCGCATCGTTTCTGTTTTCTTTTTTTCCGTAAGTGCTCGATACCGGGCTTGAACCGGTGACTTTGGCGTTGCTTTTTTAATGCTAAGGTGCCAAAAGTTCAATATGAGTTGAACCGAGGGATCGCATAAAGGCGGTTTCGTTTTTCACAATACCGTCGTTTATAAGCACCACGCTCTAACCAGCTGAGCTAATCGAGCCTTTTGTTTTTCCGGTCGAACGTTCCGTGAAAAAAGAAGAACGCGAGAAGCTTTCGTCGACCACCTCTCTACACACTATTTGCACGACTGTCTTTAAACCGGTTTACGGAGTTTATGTGGATTCCCACACTTGGTTGTACCCCAAATTGTTTTGTGTGACGATATACACGTGGTATGTCGATGATGCGTCGAAGTCGTCAGTGTGGGAATTTGCCGTGTAATTCGCAATCACTTTGCGAATAAATCCGATGACTTGAAAAGGAGGATCAGGAGGAGGAGTACTTGGGGAGGTGGTTGCGCCCGTGTCGGGATTAAACATGGTGACCACTGCGCCAGGGTTGGCTGCAATAAAATTGAGAATATCAGTGACATTGTCTTTTTGTGCGGCTGTTAATTGGGAAGCGAGTGCGAACGCGTACACTTTGTTGATGTTTGACGATGGATCGGATACGGTGGCGGCGACACGAATGTAGTCGGTTTTGGTGGTAGCTTCCACAACGGTAGTCGGCATGGAGTTGCTTGTTCTGTTTTATCATATCCCGGAGATAAAAGAGTGTGACTTTTTCGACTCGACACGGACTCGTGTCAAATGTAGTAGTTGAGCTCCAGCGAGTCGATCACCATCTGCTGAATCTCGAGCGGATCGTCCGTGATGTGATCGAACGGGTCGATTTGAACCCCTTTCATGACCAACGTTTGATGGTCTCCTCGGTGTACGTCGGTCACGTACACGAACGCCATGAAGGAACACAACACGATCCGTCGAAACAGTTCGTCGTCCACATCGTCCAACAATTCGACTTCGATTTGTTCCCGCACCTTGTTGAAGTAGATGTTCTCGAGTTGCGTATAACTGGATGACCTGTTTTTTTCCGAATCCTTTTTTTCAAACACCAACTCGATTTCGTTATTCTCGTGCACGGTTTCGGAAACAAACTGGTACGAATCGGACGCGTACACGTCGCGCCAATAGTGCGCCAAACTACGTGTTTTGAATCCGTACACGAAAGGGCGCGTGTATTTGCATTCGTTGTAGTACCCTGTGTGATTGGACCCTCGGTATCGAAACGATCCGGTCAACACGCTGAACGAGCGGTGTTGCGGACTCGGCCGACTGAGAATGTACGCTTGCATTTATTAGTGGATCAAAACAAACACGTAAATTGGTTCGAGTTTGAGTGCATACACACTCACCTCTTTTAAATCAATTAAAACGTCCGCCACTTTTTACGTGACAACAACGGGGATCAAAAGATGGTAAAACAAACGGTATTGGTCGATTTCGACGGCGTCGTGTTTCGAAACGTGAACGTGTCGCATATGGTCCAAGAGAAATCTGTTCGATACGTCGCATCTCGCAAGGGGGTTCATTATCGCGACGCGAAACTCATGAACAAGGTTGGGTACACGAAGCTCGGTCATACCGCGCGCCTGGTATCGGACGACGCGGACGCCGTGCAGGATTATAACGAGTACGTGTTCGATCGACAACTGTTTCGATGGATGGGAGACACGATCGGTTATACGGACACCACGCTCCTCCAACGCGTGTCGAATGCGCGAGCGAACAACGATCTGCGATTGGTCTTGTGCACGAACGCGCCCAAAATCTATTGCGAACACGTTCTCTTTTATACGGGAATTTCATGGTCCGACGTGTTTGACGACGATACATACTTTACGTCCGATACGGGTCTTATCAAACCATTGGACTCCTATTACAATCATGTCGAAGACACATTGGATCTCCGCGAGTATCACTTTATCGACGATTCGGTGTCCAACCTCATGCCGTGCATTCACCGACCTCAATGGAAGGGGTGTGTCATCAACAACGAAAAGGATCTGATGGTCTACCTAGACCGTATTTGAAACCACGGGACACTTACACCGATTCGTTGTAAATTTCGTACACCTTCTTCACAAACTCACTGCGCATAATGTCTTCGTTTCCAAATTGAATCGTGTTTACGAAATCGAACAGGTGGTGGTCGTCTGGGTTAGATTGCGTGTACGTCTCCAACTTTTCCAACAAGTCTTGCAGTCCGTTCGGTCGTCCATCCTCCAAGTCCAAGTCGGATTGCGCCAAGTCGCCGGTAATCACGAGTTTGGAATTTTTACCGATGCGCGTCAACAAGGTTTTCATTTGGCCCGGGGTGGCGTTCTGCATTTCGTCCGCCACGATGAACGTGTTATGAAACGTTTGGCCGCGCATGAACCCGAGCGGGTGCGTTTGCAGATAGTCGTTCACGTCGCTTCCGCAATAGTCCAGCATGTGTTCCATCCACGGGGAGGTTTTCGAGTGAACGTCGCCGGGCAAGTACCCGATGGACTCCGACTCGATGGTCACCAACGGGCGCGTCAGAATCACCCGATCGTACTTGTGTTCCTTCACCTGTTTCATGCCCACCAAACAAGGCAACATGGTTTTACCCGTCCCCGCGGGACCCGTGGATAACACCAACACGGGTTTAGCGAGTTCGATCATTTGTTGGTATCGCAAATGTTTGGCGCTCTGCATTTAATTTCAGCCGTAAGATTTGTTTTTGAATCTATAAACTCATGATCAAAAAAGAGTGTTGTACTAATAGTAATTAAACAACACTTGCGAGCAAATGTTGAGGATCTTCAATACCGGAAAGCTTTTGGTGAAAAACATATTCGTCGTCAAAAAGAGATTCTCTATCCGAACCACTCGGGTAGAGAATGGCGGCGGTACATATACGATTACCGAGACCAACAGCTTAACAGGAGATTCCGTGGCGAGAAAGTACGATGCCGAAAACAACCTTGTCATGACCGTGGAAACGGTGCATAACAGCGACGGAAAAATTACCGAAACAACCACGTATCCGAATACCACCGTAGAAACCAATACGTATATCTAATTTGATTAAAATAATTAAGGCACTAGGACCAGTCGAGTCGACAAAATATATATATGTGCATTTATTATAAAAACATAGCCTTTTCTGAAATATAGAAATGAGTACCGAAAGGCAACTTCTTTCGGTATCGAATCGATACCCACCCAGTCCGATCGACGGATCGGTGACTTTTGTGGAGATTCATTACGCGAACGAACAGATCACGACCACCAAAACGCAAGCGGATACGTCGTACGTATCGACCATGACGACGTTGAATCAAACCCCGGTGATGACCATCACCGTGTCCGCTCCCGATGAGTTCAATTTGGTGACGGAACGCATTCAGAACGCGTCGGGGAGTTACACAGAAAAGATTGTGGACGTGTCCGCGACCGTCGCAGCAGCAGCAGCAGCGTCCGCGGGAAGTCGTTCGTTCACCGGCGTGATTTCTCGGTCCATCGGCGACACCAATCCCATTCTGCAAACCACCATCGTCAGCGACCCCGATCCGATCACGTTCAACGTGTTGGAAACGATCGAGTATCCTACTGGGGCGAAACGATACACGCTACGAAACCGAAACAACATCGTGTTGACGGTTTCCGAAGAGTCTCCCTTTATCGACGGCGTCAACACCACCACCAAGCGCGACGCGTTGGGAAACATCATCAGCGTAACCACCGGCACCGCACAACCGAACGGCGACATCGAGTATGTCACTCGACTTCCGGACGAGACCCTCGTGTCGACCCGAACCGTCACCGTGGTGAACGACGTGACGACCGAAACTGAGGCCGACGCGACCGGGACCGTGGTATCCACCCTCGAAAAGTACGGCGAAGGTGATTTGTCCGTGGAGAAGAAAACCTCCGTCGACACCGGGTTGGTGGTCGAATCCAAATTCAAGTCGACAACCGGTTTGCGCGTTCGAACGATCGTCATCGAACCGGTGGAACCAATCACCAACACACAAACCACGACCGACACCGAGTACACCGGGTCGTTCTTCACGCGTACGGTCCAACTGGATGGCGAACAACCGCAAGAGCGCAGTCGCAAACAAGTGATCAAGGACGGTGCGACGGGAAACATTGTCGAAAACACGGAAATCGACTTTTCCGACACGAGCATCGTCGAGCGTTCGCTGGATTCGGTGAACGCGGTGATTTCGACAAAGACCACGTTGTTGACCGCGAACGGCGCGGAAGAGTCGGCGGTCAAGGTGGACTCCTTCAACAATCCGTTGTCGAACGAAACGATCACCGTGTCGCCGGAGGACGGTGCGCTTGTTCGCGTGGAGACCGATCCGAGCGGCAACGTGCTCAAAACCACGCGCGAAACGGTGGACGAACTCGCCAACGAGAAGACGATCAACGTGGTGAACGCCGACGCGTCCACGTTGACATCCGTGTACGACAACACCACCCAACAACTCCGCAAAACGATCGAGACCGGAGTGATGTATGTGATCACGAATCAATTCGCGGTTACCGCGGACGCGAACAACTCGTTCACGTTGGAACCCTCGATCGCCGACATGGAGGTTGGGAAAAAGTACGTGTTCGACATCAGCAACGCACCCACGTTCACGGTCGTCGACGAGACGTTCGACTCGACCATCGTGCAACACGCGACCAACATCGAGTGCGTGCCGTTCGACACCACCGAAATCATCGTGTTGGGCGATCAGCGTGTGAACGTGTTTCCCTCCAAAGACCATCGGTACTTCAACACGTACACGGTCACGACGACCGACCAATCGACCAAAATCACCACCGCCAACATCGTGAACGCGGAAGGCAACGTGGTGAAAACCGTCGTGATCGATCCCACCACGGAGGAGAACGAAGTGTACTACACGACGGAAGGGAATGTGATGTTTACCCGGCTTTCGCGACCGCTCAATCCGGATACGAAAAAGAAGACCAAACAGGTGTCGTTTCCCGCAGGCAAGTTCGTATCCGCGGTGCACAACGACGACGACACGGTTCTTTACAAGAACGCGAGCGAGATTGTCGACTCCAATGTCAATATTTTCACCCAATTCGCCGACGGGTCCACGTCTGACAAGTTGACGACCGCGGACAACAGCACGGTGTTGTTACAAACCACGGTATCCGCCCCCGACGCGACCACCGGACACGTGCGAACCAACGTGATCGACGCGACTCAGACCGAAACGGAGACCGTTCAAACCTCCACAGGTGATCTCGTGTCGAAAAAGGAAACCGTACGTATCGACGAGAACACCTTCGAAGAGACCGAGTACGACGCCACCGAAACACCCGTCTTCAAGACGCAAACCGTGACGGAACCCAACGGAAACGCCGTGTCGAAAAAGATGGACGCCGCCACCAACGCGGTGCTCGAATTCAACATCAAGGAGGTGTCGGAGGACGGTGTGGTGGTGGAAACCAAGACCGATCCCGACAACAACGTGCTCGAAAAGAAAGTGAAGGAAACGAGCGAAGACGGTGTCGTGATCGAAACCAAGTTGGGTGCGAACGACGAAGTGCTTGAGCGAACCGAATTGGTGGTGGACGAGTTCAACAACGCCATCAAAACCGTCGTCAAAGCGGACGGGTCGCGCGAGGAGAGCGTGGTGGACGCGTTCGGCGTGCCTCTGAAAAAACTCAAGGCGGTCGTCGACCCGGAGACGGGCGAGGTGGCGGAGACGGTGGAGTTTGTCGACAAGTCCGAAAAGGAAACCATCAAGTCGTCGGACGGCGAGGTGTTGAAAACGGTCGAACTGGCACCACCCGACAAGGCCACCGGCGCGAGGGCGCGCAAAGAGGTTTCCAGCGACGGCGTCGTCAAGACCCAGGTGGTGGACACGGCGGGTACGGTGGTGGAGGAGACGGTCGAACAAGTGGTGACCAACGAAAACGGCGAAACCGTCAACGTGGTGGAAACCGAAGACACCGTCACCACCACCACGACCAGTGCGGAGAACGTGGTCGTGCGCGAGCTCGTCGTGGTCACGCTTCCCAACGGCACGAAACGAATCAAAGATTTCACCTTTGTGAATGACGTATCGACCGTGATTCAGTACGAAATTTTAGAAAATTCCGAAACGCAAACCGGAGACAAAGAAACCGTGGAAACCCTGCTCGACGGATCCGAAACCGTGACCGTAACCAACGTGACGGGTGACGTGATTTCGCAAGAGATTCGTACCGCTCCCGACTTGAATACGGGCGAGGTGACCACGTCGTCGCAAGACAGCACCGGTCAAATCACCTCACGCACCATTCGTCCCGACGGATCCGAAACCAAAACGATTCGGTCTCCGGAAAACGTGGTCCTGTTCTACCTGGAGATTTCCAAACGAAATCCGTTGAACGGATCCATCACCGAAACCATCAAAGACGACGTCGGCGGGAACGTCGTGGAGACGAAAACCACGTTCGAACGCAACGCGCGCGGGGAGAAGCGCGTGGTCACCGAGTACCCCGACGGGTCCAGCGAATCGGTGGAGGTGAATAAGTACGACCTGTTTTTGCGCCAAACCACGGTGACCGCGTACGACGAATCAGGAAATCGCACGAAACTCACCACCGAGGCGGACACCTCCACCGTCGAGCAGGTGATTAGCGGTTCCGGAGACGCGTTGGTCACCACCGAAATCAGCGCTCCGAACGCCGAATCGCAACGCACCCACCGCGTCACGCTGCTCGATACGTCGTACGTCGAGGAGCTCAAGGACGCCTCCCAAACCGTGTTGCTTCGTACCGAAGTGTCCGTCCCGAATACCGACCGACGCCGAACGTACAAGGTGATCCAACCCGACACGTCCTTTGTGGAAACCTTGGAAGACGTCAATCGGACCGTCTTCCGCACCACCGAAGTGTCCGTGCCCGACGCGGAAAGTCGCCGCACGCGCAAGATCACCTTGCCTGACACCTCCTTCGTACAAACGTTGGAGGACGCGTCCGAAAACGTGTTGTTGACCACCGAAGTGTCCGCCCCCGACGTGGAGAATCGTCGCACACACAAGGTGATTCAACCGGATACTTCGTTTGTCGAGGAGTTCAAGGACGCGTCAGAAAACGTGTTGCTCACCACCGAAGTGTCCTCCCCCGACGTGGAAAATCGTCGTACGCACCGTGTGACTCAACCGGATACCTCGTTTGTCGAGGAGTTCAAGGACGCTTCGCTCAACGTGCTGTTGACCACCGAAGTGTCCGCACCGGACGTGGAGAACCGTCGCACGCACCGCGTGACTCAACCGGACACCAGTTTCGTCGAGGAGTTCAAGGACGCTTCGCTCAACGTGTTGTTGACCACCGAAGTGTCCGCCCCGGATGTCGACAGTCGCCGCACGCACCGCGTGACTCAACCGGACACCAGTTTCGTCGAGGAGTTCAAGGACGCTTCGCTCAACGTGTTGTTGACCACCGAAGTGTCCGCCCCCGACGCCCAAAACCGTCGCACCCACAAGGTGATTCAACCCGACACCAGTTTCGTCGAGGAGTTCAAGGACGCTTTCGAGCTGGTGCTGCAAACGACCGAAGTGTCCGCACCCGATCTCGACAACCGTCGCACACGCAAGGTGACTCAACCGGACACGTCGTTCGTACAAACCTTGGAGGACGCGTCGGAAAACGTGTTGTTGACCACCGAAGTGTCCGCGCCCGACGCCCAAAACCGTCGCACCCACAAGGTGATTCAGCCGGATACGTCGTTCGTCGAGGAGTTCAAGGACGCGTCCGAAAATGTGCTTCAAACGACCGAAGTGTCCGCACCGGATGTCGACAGTCGTCGCACGCGCAAGGTGACTCAGCCGGACACGTCGTTCGTGGAAACCTTGGAGGATGCGTCCCAAAACGTGTTGTTGACCACCGAAGTGTCCGCGCCCGACGCTCAGAATCGTCGCACCCACAAGGTGATTCAACCCGACACCAGTTTCGTCGAGGAGTTCAAGGACGCTTCCGAGTTGGTACTTCAAACGACCGAAGTGTCCGCTCCCGACGCTCAAAACCGCCGCACCCACAAGGTGATTCAACCCGACACCAGTTTCGTGGAAGAGCTCAAGGACGCCGCCGAAAACGTGTTACAAACGACGGAGGTCTCCGCACCCGACGGACAAAACCGTCGTACGCAACGTGTCACGTTGCCGGATACGTCGTTCGTGGAGGAAATCAAGGACACCATCGGGAACGTGTTGCTCACCACGGACGTGTCCGCACCGGATAACAACAATCGTCGCAATCACAAAGTGATTCAACCGGACCAGTCGCGCGTGGAGGAGATCAAGGAACCGAACGGCGACGTGTTCGAAACCACGGTGGTGACCAAACCGGACGAATCGGGTGAAATCTCCGAGACCACCACTCAGTTGGACGGAACACTGATCATCGTGGTCAAAGATTCCGTGTTGGAAACGTTGCGCACCACCACCATATCGGTGCGCGACGCCGAGGGCAACTATACGGAGACGCTCGTCAATCGCGACGGATCGGGTCAAACGTTGTACAAGGACATCAACGACCAGGTCGTGCAAACCGTCAACACGCAAGCCGGTGGGACCAACGTGACGTTTTTCGTAGACGATCAAGGCGCGTCGCACACCATCACCGTGGAGCCGGGGGCAAAGGAGGTGTACAGTATCGGCAACGATCAACCCGCCAATGCGGACGGTCGAAGCACCACGGTCGACGTGGATATTGCGCCCGAATTCGGTGACAATTTCGACGAGGTGTTGGTGACCAACACCTCCGTGCTTGTCAAAATGACGGACGGGTCTTGGAACGTGTGGGGTCGGGGTTGGTACGGCATGTTGGGCGACGGTCAGAACCATTCGACGTCGTACTACCAAACCACCGCCATTCCGCACGCGGCGCTCAACGCCGTGAAGGACCAAATCGTCGACGTGAAAATATCCGACTCGCACGTCATCGTGCTCATGACGGACGGGTACTTGTACGGAATGGGGGCGAACGACCACTATCAACTCGGGAACGGAAACAACACCCATCAGATGACGCTGGTTCCTTGTACGTGGTTCAACACCATCGTGGATTCCGGGTGGACGATCAAGCATTTCGTCATCAACGCGGCAGGTACCGTCGTGTGTTTCACGAACGGTAGCGTCGACAAGGTGTACTCCGCGGGAAGAAATCTCAACTACGGGTTGATGATTGGCGGAACGAACCATACCACGTACTCGTCCTTGCAATCAGCGAACTTGATCAACGGTCCGTACTTGGACAACGGGTCGCACCGCGTGGAGGATATGCGCGGACACACCTACACCACGCAAGTGTTGATGCGCAACATCGCCACCAACACCACAAAATGGTACGTGATTGGGTACGTGCGCAAACGAGTGGATGCGTACGGTATTTACCTGTCGTCCGCCGAAGTGCAATCCACGTTGGTCGAGGCGAACAAATTCACCTCCTTCTTGTCGACCTATCCGGACGCCGTGCTCGCCGAAGGATACCGATGGGCTTCGTCGCTCTTCTACCTTCCCGACGGCACCTTGTACGGAGTGGGAGACGGCGTCAACGAACCGTGGGGCGACGACACGGCGCAGGGTTCGTATCGATTCACCCTCAACAGTTTGACGAGGCTAAACAAGTTATCCAACGACAACGCGTACTGGCAGGAGAAGCCCAAATTCAACAAAGCGATTTTGTCGGGAAGCGTGTTGTTGGTTATCCTCGAGAACGTGGAAACGCGCGTCGAAGTGATTGCGTACCCCACCAACGCCGACGGCAAAGACGTGACCGAAACCATTCAGACCAACGGAGACACCCAATTCGTCACCAAAGACGCGAACGGAACCACGTTGACCACCTTCGACGTGTTCGCGCCGAACGCGGACGGGATTGTGGTGGAACTGACCACCACCTTTCCCAGCGGAGACACGGTGCGCGAGGACAAGGACGGCGACACCGTCAACATTCGAACCACCACCACCACCAACGCGACCGACGGTGTGGTTACGCAGACGGAGCTTCACAACGTGAACCAAGTCACCACGGTGACGGTGACGCAACCGGATCAGTCGTCCGTGATTACCGCGACGACCTACGACGGTATCGACACGTTGGTCACCACCAAAAACACGTCGCAAACCACCACGCACACGATACGCACGATCCTACCCACCGCGGAAGCACCGGCCACGACGGTGACGGAAGTCGACTACATCGAGAACGTGACGCTGCATACGGTGACCCAATCGGACGGATCGTACGTCAAGACGGAAACGCAGGCGTCGAACGGGACCACCATCATCACCAGCGTGGACGCCAACGGCGACATTATCAACATCGACACGACGTCCGACTTTTTCACCACCCTCGCCAACAACATCGAGGTGACGACCACCGTCATCAAGACGGAAGGGAACGTGGTGATTGTCACCTTGCGCGACGACGAAGGTGCGGTGTTACAAACCATTCAAGAGGACACGGACGAGTCCGGTGTGGAGACGCGCGTGGAGTACGACGCGGTCGCGAACGTGACGTTGGAAACGGTGACGCATCCGGACAACTCCACCGTGGTGACCGAGACCACGTTGGGAGGCGCGTTGGTGGTGGAGACAGCGAAAGACCCGTCGGGCACGACGACGCTGACCACCACCACCACCACGATCCAAAACGGGACGGTGACCGAAACGGTGGTGAACGCGGTGGAGAACACCACGGTGGAGACGATCACGTACACCAACAACACGTCCAAGGTGACCGCCACGGGTTCGGACGGCGTGGTGGTGGTGACCGACTACAATTTGACCAACACCACCGTCACCTCGACCGTGAGCGGCGTGACCACACAAACCGTCACGTACACCGACGAATCCGCGGGCGTGATGGAGACGATCACCCAAGCGGACAATTCGTCCGTCCAAACCACGACACAGGAGAATCTTGTGACGGTGGTGAAGAGGAACACCGCGGGCGCGATGGTCGAACGGACCACCACGGAAACCGCACCCGACACGGGAGAGATTACGGTGACCGTCACCGACTTTGTGGCCGGTACCACGACCGCCACGGTGACGCAACCGGATCAGTCGTCGGTGATTACGGAAACCTTGTCGAACGGCACGGTCGTCGTGACGACCAAGGACACGACCGGGGCAACCACGCTGAAGACGACCAACACCGCCTTGACCGACGGCGTCACCACGGAAACGATCGAGTACCCCGACAACAGTTCGGTCGCGTACGCCCGCGACGGCGACGGAACCCTGTTGAGCACCACCACCACATCGATTCCCGACGCCGTTACCGGGGAATACACCGAAACGGTGACGAACGCGGACGGATCCACGGTGGTGTCGACGATCACGCGAAGCGACGGGTTGGGTTCCAGCGACAACGTACAATCCGTCTTGTACGACACGGCTCAAGGCGCGGTCAACACGTCGTTCAACAGCGTGTCCTTGTCGGGCACCAACGTCACGTACACGGACGATCTCGTGCTTGGGGAAACCAAGACGGTGGCGGTGTACCGAAACAAAACCGTGCACCGGGCCACGTTCAACGCGCCCAACAACGCGGACTACATCGTCGATATGGTGTTCAAACAGAATTTCAACACCGCCAGCCGTCAGTCGTTTTTCGGTTTGTCGGTGGGAGGGTCCAACAAACTCTACATTTACGTCGCACACGAAGACTACTGGCGCATCCACGGATCGATGGGTATGATCAAAGTGCAACACGCGGGCAACACGGGAATGAATCCCGCCCGCGATCAGTACGCGCGATACACGTTCGTGTTCCGAAACGCGACCAATCTTGTCGAATTTTACTACAACGGCGAACCGTTCCATTTGCAATACGAAAACGGATCCACCGTGGTGCAGAACAACACCTTCACGCTCCCCGACACCAACTTGTTCGGAACCGAGATTACCATGGATTTGGGACACTCGCAGCAAGGAACGAGCACGGACCCTTCCACATTCGCTTCCGTTCACGTGATTTCGTCCGACGGCATCGAAACCGGATTCGGGGACGCCGCGTTCGTGCAATCGTTGGCGTGGGAACACTTGGTCTCGTACACCGCCACGTACATCGTGGCCACGAGCGCTCCGGACGCGAACGGGAACGTTTCGGAAAGGGTGGCGATCGCCGACGGAAGCTCCACCATCACCGTCACGAACGCCGAAGGGAACGTGGTCTCCACCACCCAAGTGTCCGTACCCGACGAGTCGAGCGGCGAATACACGGAAACCACGACGAACGCCGACGGAAGCTCCACGGTGACGGTCAAAGACGCCGCCAACGACGCGGTCATTTCCACCAAGATCGTATCGGTCCCCGACGCGAACGGCGAGTACACGGAAACCGTGACAAACGCCGACGGAAGTTTTGTGGTACATACCAAGGACGCCAACGGGTATACCATCAAAATGGTATCAACCGTGTATCAATCACAAACGGTTCCTTACGAGGTGAATTGGAATTCAGACGCTACAAACCGCACTTCGATGGTGGAGGTGACCGGTGAGACGTCCCATTATGTGTTGACTGCTCCGTCCAGTTCAAACGATCCGTATAACACGGCATGGAGATTAAATTATCTACCCGCAAACAAGTTCTATCTCCATTCCCGTGTAGACACGTATGCACCGAAATACAACCAGATAACCATCACATTGTCCGTCCCCACCAATGTGTGGGTTGGTACCACGGTAAGCATGTGGGCGTCCATGAAGCCTTTGTGGGAAAGTGCATACATTGAATGGTTTGGATCGACTAACATCGGTCCTTTTCAAGAAGACTTGTCTCACACAAACGGGCAATTGTTCGTAAATTCCAATTTGAATTCCGAATTGAATTGGATGTTTGCGAAAGTACAACCTGGGACGTATGCTTACACCATACCAATCGATATGGTTGGTAACGCTTATCCCATCTTGTTGGTGGAATATTCGACCGATACCGTCACCTCATCAACCGAAGAGACGACTTTGTATTCTTACCCAGAACCAAACGGAAACTATACGGAAACCGTGGAGAACGCCGACGGGTCCATGACGATCACCACCAAGGACGCCAACGACGTCGTGCTTTTCGTGACGCAAGTGTCGGTTCCCGACGAGTCGAGCGGTGAGTACACGGAAACGGTGGAGAACACCGACGGGTCCACGACAATCACCACCAAGGACGCGAACGACGACGTGTTGTTGGTGACCCAAGTGTCGGTTCCGGACACGAACGGCGTGTACACGGAAACCGTGACGAATAACGACGGGTCTTCTGTCGTCCAAACCAAGGACGCCGACGACGTCGTGTTGTCGACGACCACCAACTCCGTCCCGGACCCGATCACGGGGTACTACACGGAAACGGTCACCAGCGCCGGCCCGTACAAGACCGGGTACAAGTACATGAAGCTGCACGTGCTCAACAATCACGGCAACGGAAGCTACCAAACGTTCACCGAGTTCAGCGTGCCCGGGGTTGCGATCGCTTCCATCTCCACCACCGCACCCGTGTTCCACGCGAGCTACACCATCTCCGCCATCCACGACGGCAATCCCGACACGTACCACACCATCACCCAAACGACCCCGTTCGACGTGGTGGTCGCCTTCTCCACCGACTTGCCGGACACGTTCGTCGCGTCGTTTGTCAACATTTGGAACAATCAAGGATGGAGCGACGTGGACGTGTACTTGTCGGTCGACAATAATTCGGCGTGGGAACTCGTGCACGAAGTGCGGGGTCTCGCGTACGCGCCCAAAGAGGACGTGTCCGGACGCACCACCGACGTGTCCGTGGAGCTACCGCGCGAAACGCAAATCGTAACCACGACCAAGGACGCGCAAGGGTACGTGGTTTACTCGCAAACCTTGGTGGACCCGACCTACACCGTCCAGTGGACCAACCCGGTGTCCGTCTCGGGCGACACGATATTGGAGGATCGCCAAACCGCCGCGTACTACGACAACGCCACGTACAAGTACGTCGAGATTCTGGTGGGGGAGAGCATCTACTTCGACGTCCAAGCCACCCACGTCTTGTTCGCGTCCACGTACGACGCGGATACGGGCACGGTCACACGCACCGATACCCAAGTCGACACGAATCAAACCTTTTCCGAAGTCGGCGTGTACGGGTTCAATTGTTTCGCGTCCCACGCGTCCATGTTGTTGGTCGTGAAGGTGGTTACCACCCCAACGACTGGTTCTTCGACGCCCATGGTGTCCGCAGATGCGCTTGTTATGTACGATGCGTTCCAAACGGACGCGGTCAACGAAACGGTTCTCAAAGACTTTTCCGGAAACGGTCGCGACGCCACTATTACCGGCGGATTGAACGTCGTGGATCACGGATTCGATTTTACCGGGTCCAACTTTGTACATCTCAACAACCTCGGAAACCCGAGCGGAAATTGGCGACACAGCATTTCGATGTGGATCTATTTGGAGGCATGGCCGCCTGTGTCCCGTGTTTGTCCTTGGTTCATTGGGGCGGACACTTCGAACAAGGCGAGCTCTCTCGATATGATTGAAACGGACATTATGAACTGGTATTTCTACGGAAACGACGTTCGATACAACAACCCTCCGTTGTCCGCAAACACGTGGGTTCATTTGTGTTTCGTGTTCGACGCGTCGAACAACAAGACGCTCTTCATCGACGGAGAACTGTTTCAAACCTTGTCCTCTCCAAGCGCGAATAACATCAACGCAAACTCCCCTCTGTGGGTGGGTAAAGACGGTGCGAGGAATACGAATCCTTTGGTCGGCAAGATACGCCAATTTGCGGTCTACAATCGCGCACTGACACAAGAAGAAGTGACCCAAAACTACAACGCGGGTTTGGTGGTTCCAGTTTCACCACCAACCCCCGTGGACCCGTCCATGTACGAGCTTGTGGACGTCCCCGAATCGGGTCGAACGTACAGCAGTTTGTTCAATGCAAACAGTCCCCAATTGTACGGACAATCCACACTCGCGTCGTCGAGCGCGTGGGTGTATGATTCCACCAACCAAACGACGGGGTGGATGATGATCGATTTGGGAGAAAACTACGCGGTGAGCGGTGTGGCGACCAAAGGACGTGCGGACTACGTGCAATGGGTCACCAACATCAAGGTCGAAACCAGCGAAAACGGCACGGATTGGACCGTCGCCGCGGCCGATGTGGTTGCAAACGACGACCAAAACACGCAAGTGGACAACTACTTTTCTCCCGTGACGGCGAGGTACGTGCGAATCACGGTGTTGGCGTACTTCGATTATCCGGGAATACGTGCCGCCGTGTGGATTCAACCTGCTGTTTCACCACCGTCGACGTCCACTCGCACGCAACTGCAATTCCGCGTGAAGGAGGTGTCCTACAACACCGCCCAACCGGGGCGCATCGATCTCATGGAAATTCAAATGTTCGACGCCCAAGACAATTTGGTTTCTTACACCGCTACTTTGGGTGGATCACCTACCGCGGGTCGGGACGATCCCACCTTCTTGTACGACGGATTGAAAACGGAAGGCGGATTCAAAGGCATTACGTGGGACTCCTACACGTTGAACGACACGTTGGTCACTGCGAACGGAGACTTTGCGAATGTGGTCAAGATTCGCTTGTATCATTTCCGCCACTACTCCGGAGGTTCGTACGAAATCTTGGATCAAGACGGAACTCTACTCGCGACCACTACGCGTGTGAACAGCGACGCAACGGGAGGTGAGACGATTGAGGCCATGACGGCGAGCGAGACGTATCAAGAAGTTGCGATTGAACCCGTCAACAACACCACAGACACGTCGACGGCACTCGACGCATTTTACGACAACACGTTGTTACACATTGATTTCTCCGAATCGACGGTGGTGGATTCGTCTCCGTTCGCACGATCATTTGTTGAAAACACGATGGGTACAACCACGATTAACGGGTTGAGTGCCGGACAAACCAATGATGGGTCTCAACATATCCTGATCGACGGAGTGGGTGATTCGGATTTGACGTCGTGGGATTTCACGTGTATTTTGGTGCTCGAACTCGGAGAGACTCTTGGATCATACGACAGTTACTTCTTGTGGCAATGGCGTGTGGGTTGGTCGATCAAGGATAACATGTTTAAGATGGGTGGAGGACCCAATTTACGTGATCGTAATTTGGCGACGTCTCCGGATTGGAGGTATGCAGGCAATCAAGTGATTCTGGTGGCCAAACATAATCAAACGACGATGACGTACACCATCTATGATTTACAAGATGGAAGTGTGTACGGATCTACTTCAGGGACGGTGACTCCTGAAATGATCACTTACATCCAAAATTACACGTTCGGATACCCCACTACTTCGGGTCGAGAAGTCCTGATTGGCGCCGGATTCAAACACGACAGTCTTGGTTATGTAGAAGGGTCCAACTCCAAATACGGAGAAGTCATTTTTATTAACCAGTATGTGGAAGACGATGCTGAATTGAATATTGTGAACGAATTGAGAACGAAATGGTTACCATCCACGGAAACCGCCATGGTGTCCACCGATGCGCTCGTTCTTTACGATGCGTTCCAAACCGACGCGGTCAATGGAACCGTTCTCAAAGACTTTTCCGGAAACGGTCGCGACGCCACCATTACCGGCGGCTTGAACGTGGTGGACGACGGATTCGTGTTCACAGGAGACAATCAGGTCTATTTGAGCGGCATAGGTAATCCGAGCGGTGACTGGCCTCATACGATATCCATTTGGATGAATACAGACGATTGGCCCATTCCTCAAACCAGTACTCAACAACGCCAAGACCCTTTCTACATTGGTATGAACGATACTGGGAAAGGGAGTGCGATCGATTTGAAAAACTCGGATATCTATTGGTACTTTTACGCAGTGGATGGGGGGCACTTTAGTAATCCGGGTATTACATCAAACACATGGTTTCATTTATGCCTGGTGTATGATTCGTCCAATACCAAGTACTTTTACATCAACGGGGAGTTGAAATTCCAAGTGAGTTCAAGCGCAAATAACTTGGATAGTAACACTCCGTTGTGGTTGGGACTTGACGGACCAAGAAACACTTCAAAATGGAATGGCAAGATACGTCAATTTGGTGTGTATGATCGGGTTTTTACGGTACAAGAAGTAATGCAAAACTACAACGCGGGACTGTTGGACCAAGTAACCGCACCCGAAGGGTCGACGTTGACCGTGCTCGACGTTCCGGTTGAACAACGTTCCTTCAGCGATTCGCACCACGAGACCGGATTGCAAAACTCCAAATTGGATTACACGAAGGGATGGGCGGCCGCGAATCCGGTCACCGGTGGTTGGATCCAAATGGATTTGGGGCAAAACACGGTCATCTCGGGGGTGATTACCAAGGGTAGAAACGACGCACCCCAATGGGTCACTCGGATCCAAGTGGAAACAAGCTTGGACGATACGACATGGGACCTTGTGTTGGCCGACGTTCCCGCAAACACGGACTCGACCACGCAAGTCACCAACGAATTCCCCGAATTGGTGAATGCGAGATACGTACGAATCACGGTCATGGAATTTTACGGCCATCCGGCCATGCGCGCCGCCGTGCTTGGATACACCGCGTCTTAATTCATTCTGCTTCTTTCTTCGCCGCTTCGATCCATTCCGTCGTCCAACGGGTCGCTATCTGATCCAGTTCAAGCGACTTTCGAATCGGTGTGAATTGAAGTTGAGTATTTTGTGCGTTAGTGCCCGTGGTTTGCACCGAATCACGGAGTATGTTTAAAAAGTCTTCCGATTCTTTCCATTCGTTCTCTTCAGAAATAATCGGAGGATGTAAAGGATCTAGAGACATTTCAACTATACTATTTATCTGACTTAATTAAAATCCAAAAAATGATGGATTATCTTAGTGATTTCCCGGGTCCGTCCAAGGACGCCGCGATTCGGTACGTTATCCGGGCGTTACGGTCGGATGATTCCACCACGATCCGGATGGACGAACACGCGTTGTACGTCCTCGTGTCTGAAGAGTACGACGCCATGGGCCCGATGGGGTCGCAAGCGTGTTGGCTCGCTGTCACCTCGAACGGGTTGATTGCAAACTCGAAAGCGCGACTCCAAACAAGCCACTCACCCAATCTTGCGACATCCGAGATGGTGGTGGTGCTGAACCCGGATCACCAAAGGATGGTTGGTAAACACGAGGCGTACTTATAGTTTACACGCTCTTGTAAAAAGGCCAACCCAACAGGTGACAGATGTCTTTCCAAATGCAATCTTGTTGGTACAACTTCTCACGACTCTTCAACAACGGAAACAGTTGCATGCTTTCGTGCTCTCCGAGCAGTTCGCAAAATTTGTAAAGAACGTAATTGTAACTGAAAAAGTTTTTTCTACTCTTAGGACAAACCTTTTCAAACGGTTCTTGGATTTCGGTGAACATGTTGATAAAGTTTTCGTACAGCGCGTTGGAGATGACGGGCGGGGGCTTGCCGTTCAAACAGTTTGTGATTTGGCGCGTGTGTTCGTAGTACTTGTTGAGCCCCAATTTCTTGAGGTACGATTTCACACGCGACTGGGTGATTTCGGACGTGTTTTGAATCCTCGCTTTCCGAAACTCGGCGCGGATCTTGTCCAACACGCTGTCCGGAATGTCGGACGTCTCTTTGGCTTGCAGTTGCGACAACAACTCGCGCAAGTGATTGATGCGCTTGTACGCGAAATGAATGTTGGTTTCGGTATGAATCTCTTGTTCGTACGTGAGCCCGGACACGCTGGGTTCGAAGTAGGTTTGGTACACCCCGCACCGATCGCACACCAAATGGGTTTCGTTGACGGCGATGGTCATCGGATGATCGCATTCGCAACAAAGAACGGGTGTCAACGCGTGGGACGTCGACTCGCCGCCGGTCGTTTTTTGTTGCACGGTGACGTGATTGTTCACCACGTCGTTGTACTCTTGGTACAGTTGGCCGCGTTGGTTTCCCGTTTTTGTGGTGACGAATCCGTTCATGTGTCCCTTTTCTTCCGCGGGAGTACATGAAACAGTCGACGACGTTTCGTCGTGGCTGTATCGTTTCAAGATGTCGGTCACTTTGAGCAAATACGACACGCTGTCTTCGTGCTGAAGTTGTTCGATCTCCTGCCGAATCGTGTGAATCTGATCGTCGTACGCGAGCAGATCGAACACACTCAACGAGCCTTGCTTCGTCTCCTTCTCGTGAATCGCCGACTTGAGTTTGTTTTGCAAGCGTTTCACCTTGGACTCCACGTGTTCGTACTCGGTCAGCTTTTCTTTGTGTGAATTTTCGATGGATCCATGAACCTTGGGTTTCATTGGTAAGGACTTACGATTGTAAGTTTTAAACAATTTAAAACATTGTCCACCTTTTCGTTCACAACACGGATGACGAATTCCAAACTCGCCAGGAACTACAACGATTTTATGTGGAGCGTCAAGTACAACGTATCTTTCATGATGTCCTTCTTGTACCAATACTATATTTACTTTTCGAAATTGATTCAGAAGGTGTCGGCCCCCGACATGCCGTACACGATCGTGAAGGTGATGAAACACAACGACCTGGAAACCACTGCGACGGATGTGAGCGACGCGTATTTCGTCCAAGGCACGATCCCGGCGTGCAACACCGACGAACGACTTGAGTACCACACCACGTTCAATCACCGACCGTACCGTATCGTATCCACACATCAGACCACTTTGGAACCGAGTCTAGGCTTGTTCCAGAAACCTCGAGGCATGAATGACCCTTTCAAGAATCCGCGCATCGTTTCCGCCACCATGTGTCAAAAGTTTGACAACGAAGAGACCGACGTGCTGGAACGCGTGTTTCAATTTGCCGGTCCGAATCACGACTTTTTCGGCCAGTCGCTCAAAACGAAGTGGTTGTTTCCATCCGCCGTCGCGATGACGAACGATTGTGAGTCCACACTGCACGTCCTTTACTCCAACGGCGTGTCGACACACTTCGCACCGGACGAATGTATTAAAAAATTTTAAAGAAGATTATGGTATACACACCACATACAGATAAAGAAATGAGCGTCATCTTTTATACCAAGCCGGGTTGCGTCTTGTGCGACGAAGCGGAGCATTTCATCACCACCCACAACATTCGCGCGGAAAAAGTGTACGTGAAGAGTTTGAGTGAGGTGATGGCGCGTCATCGCGAAGACGTGACGATCGAAGACACGAACGTGTCCTCCTTTCCCATGTTTTTTGATCCCGGTACCAAGACGCTTCTGACTTACGACGAATTTGTGAAAGCGTTCGGCGAGACGATTTTGTTGCCCAACCCGAATCGACACGTGTTGTTTCCCATCGAGCACCCGGCGATGTGGGCCATGTACGAAAAGGCGGTGGCCAGCTTTTGGACCGTGAACGAGATTGATTTTTCCAGGGACGAGCACGATTACGACAAGGTGTTGACGCCCGACGAGCGTTTCTTCATCAATCACATCCTCGCCTTCTTCGCGGCGTCTGACGGCATCGTGAACGAAAACCTGGCGCGTAACTTTAGCGACGAAGTTCAGGTGTCGGAAGCAAGAGCGTTTTACAGTTATCAACAGTTTAACGAAACCGTTCATAGCCACAACTACAGTCTCATGATCGATCGGTATGTCAAGGATAATGTGGAGCGCATGAAGCTGTTCGACGGAATTCACACGGTGCCTGCAATTACCAAAAAGGCGGATTGGGCGAGTCGATGGATCTGTAAGGAGAAGTGCCCGTGTTTCGCCAAACGGTTGATCGGGTTTGCGTGTGTGGAGGGAATCATGTTTTCGGGGTCGTTCTGCGCCATCTTTTGGTTGAAGAAGCGAGGGCTCATGCCCGGACTTTCGTTCAGCAACGAATTGATTTCGAGAGACGAAGGGACCCACCAAGATTTCGCCGTCTTGCTCTACAAAACGCTGCGACACCCACTCGCGCAGAAGGAGGTGGAGTCGATCATTCGAGAGGCGGTGGATCACGAGCAAGAGTTTATCAAGGACGCCATTCCGTGTCGTTTAGTAGGAATGAACGACGCGCTGATGTCGCAATACATCGAGTACGTGGCGGATCGCTTGTTGTTGCAACTCGGATACAAAGCGATGTACGAGTCGACAAACCCGTTCGATTTCATGGAAACCATCAGCTTGACGGGAAAGACCAACTTTTTCGAACGTCGTGTCGGCGAGTACGCCAAATCGGGGATATTGGTCGACGAAGCAAGACAATGCTTCGCTATAGATGACGATTTTTAATCTTTTCAAGAAATGCAATACACAATGAAATCGCTAGAGAGCAACATTGCGCTCGTCAACAGCACGCTCCAACACAAGAAACGCACCTTTCACACCGAAATCGGTATCGGAATCATGATCGGGTTGGTGGGCGTTTTGGTGTTTCGGTACCATCAGAAAAACAAACTTAAAAATAATTCTATGTATACCATGTAAACGCACACGTTCAACCATGTCTGGTGTATCTTCATTCAACGCCATGCTCGAACAATTCATCTCCGAACTCAAGGAGTGCTTTCCCGACGAAAAGAAGATTGCGGTCTACGCCAATTCGTTCGAACTTTTGAAGAAGAGTAATCCTCGCAAGTGCATGACCACCTTCATGGACGTGGTGAGTCCGTACAAAGATCGCATCAACGCCCAGGACGATACACTTATGTTTGACGACTCGATCGAGTTGGTGAAGGAGCTCAACCTGTCCGGCATATGGCAGAGCGAGGCGTGCACGGAGAACACGAAGCAGGCGATCTGGTCGCATCTGAAGACGCTGATTATTTTCGGCGACACGCTGCAGGTGATTCCGTCGGGTCTGATGTCTGGGATTGAAAAGCTGGCGTCGGAGTACGCCAATCAGATGGACGAGTCCCAGGTGGATTCCATCGATCCGTCGTTCCTTCTCCAGAATATGCAACAGATGATGAAAAAGTAAAATAAATAAACTCATGAAATAGAGTAAAAAGCAATGTTTCTGCCGAGTGTCGTGTTGTTTTTGTTGTTGGTGATGGTATACGTTCGCGAATACCGAGGTCTTGTCTACCACGACCGCGTCTACGTGGACTCTTCCCACACGGCTTTGGTGAAGACGCTCGTGGCCGCCGAGTTGCGCGAAATAGAGAAGTTGGCCCGAACGTTTGTCGCGGATCTTCGGCGCGCGTATCCGAACGACCGAAACGTCCAGCGTCTTCGAAACTGGTCGGGGAACCTTCGCGAACTTCCGATGAACGGCGAACACATTCTCGCATCCAACGTGAACAAGGGGGATGTGATTTCCGTCTGCATGCTCAACAAGCAAGGTCGTTTGAACGCGCGAAACGACATCGTATGGGTGCTTTTGCACGAACTCGCACACGTCATGACGAGCGCGTATAGACACGACGACGAGTTTTGGAAGCACAACAAGTTTTTGGTCAAAGAGGCGGTACAACGCAAGGTGTATACGTTCACCAGGTACGAAGACCACCCGAAAAACTTTTGCGGGAGCGTTCTACGTTATAATTTCTAACTAAACACAACAAAATAAGTGCATTCTGCTTGTGATGCACCCCGAACCGTTTTGGGCCGACGACATTCGCGTGTTGTTCTCTCGGCGCCACATGACGGACATATGGATTGGAAAACGAACCAAAACCCGTGAGTCCAAATTGAACGCCATTTCCAGATTCATCGTGATGTATTTTGTATTGATTTCCATCTACCGAAGATCACTGACCCCCATGTCGATGGGATTGGTGTTGTTGTTGTTTGTCGTATTCGCCCATCACATGATGCTTGCGCAACAAAAACGCGAGGACCCGTACGCGGTGAATCGAGTGGTGACGCAAAACAAACACGACACAACCAATGTGTTGACGACCGAACGCACAGGAGACCAGAAGGACGACTCCATCTTCCTCGCGCCGTACATTTCCAAGACGGGTAGCGTGGCCAAGCCGGACAACATGCATCGCGGGAGGCGCGACTACACGCCTCCGAAAGATTGGACGACGGATTCGTGTAGAAAACCAGACGAGTCCAATTGGTTTGCCAATCCGAACATAACCACTATAGGAAGCAGTATACACCCTTCTTGTAACGTGGAGTCCAAGGATTACGACGACGCCTTTCGCAACTACACGCACAACGAGTACGACGACATTTTCAACACCAACGGACGTAGGCAGTTTTATTCCATCGTAGACAACAATCAATCAAAATTCGCCCACTTTTTGTACGGGAAGCATTAAAATTATTTATATAACCTTATTATATATCATACCACGGGATACATGAACTTGAATCAATCCACGCGCACCTTTTACGACGCGGACGAGTTTCGCGCGCGCAACATCAACAGCGAGTCCCCTTTGAAGTACACGACCACGAATCCGCCCACACGATACTTTACGCACGAAGTGGGTGTGGTGGACACGCGTCCAGCGCTCACGCGCATGAATGAGGTGGACTACCCGTCCACCGAGTTGTTCGGCACGGCGCCGTATCAACTGCACGGGTCTCCGTACGCTGCGAAGGAGGCGGCGTTGATTCAGGGAAACCACACGACAAAAACCAAATACGCGACTGAAGAGCACCCGTTCTTTGAGCGCAACGTGTTCCACCCGAACCACGTGTCCGCCAACGTGCCCATCAACACCACCGGAGTGAGCACACGCAACGTGTACCGCAACGTCAAGTTCTGAATACCCCCATCATTTCCATTGTGTAGGTTTATAGCGGTGTTGTTTGTTGTTTTTTACTGTTCGAATCATTTGAAGACACATGAATTGGATTCAAATGTTGCGAAAAAGAAAAATAGGATCACAAAGTGGTGTGTACGAGGGTGTAAAAAATATACACGTATTTAGAATAAATGACGATCGAAAATCTCAACTCTCGAGCAGGTCAGTCGGCGAAAATGCAAAACTACATGCTTCAGACCCACATTCCCAGCACGTCTTGTGGAGTGATGGACGGGGTGTATTGCAAGTCTTACTCCCCCGCGACCAACATTGCCGTCGAATCATCACTCATTCAAGGCGAAATCTCCAAAGCTATAGAACGCCGTGTTCCCACCAACAAGTTTACGGGTTCTGTGTCCAATCACCACACCGCGGCGCGGGCATCGCTCGCACCCGTGGAGGCGAAAGAGCACAAGAGCGTCAAGTCCGAACAGACTCTGTTGGATCGCATCAATCCCGAAATCTTGCCGTCCAGGTTCACCAACACCATCCCACGCAACGAGTTGTTCGGTGTGGACACGCGCAGTGTTGTCAAGTACTCGTAAAAAAAACTGCGAATAATATGTACGTCTCACTATAATATAAACGAAGATATCCATGGAATTGCTCATCTTAGGCGGATTGTCCGTGCTTGGTAACGAGTTATCCAAACGGTCTTCCGTATCAAAGAAGGAGGTTCCGACGAACGAATACCCGCGTCAAAACACGAACGCGCCCAACCCGTTAACACCCCAAGTGCGTCCGGTGGCGCATCAATTCGATCCGAACATGACGCACAACAACATGGTGCCCTTTTACAAGAGCCAACGGTCTCAGAACACGAACGACGCGTTCAAGGATCGGCGATTGGCCACCTTCACGGGAGTGGACAACTTGGACTTTCAGAAAAAGAAGGAGCTGTTGCAACGCCCTCCCGAATCCCAAATCACCCATCCGTTCGGAACGACGTTTCAACCGGACATCGAACGGTATAAGGACTATGTGGCCAGCGGGATTCACAACAACGTAGCCCCCGTGGAGAAACAATATATCGGTCCCGGTCTGGGATCCACCGTGTCGTCGTCCACCCACGGGTTTCACGAAATGTTTCGCATCATGCCCGACAACATCAACGTGTATCGCAAAAACAATCTGCCCGGTGTGATGAACCACGGCAAGTCAAACGTCGACTCGCGCTCCGCACTTCCCGGAACGGAGACGTCCAGCGCGCGACGATTGGCCACCGAGGAGAACCGGTACATCAACGGCGTCATGTCGACGGTCCAAGCCGCACCCGGTCGTCCTCAGGCGAATCCTTCCACGTTCCGAGTCACCGACTACCAGTGCGCGCCGCCGTCCGGTCCCGCCCAGTCCAACGCGAACGTGTTGCGTTCGCAACAGATGCAACCCAAAGAACCGGGGGTGGAGTCCCGTTGCGGCGTGATGGGAAACCCGGCGTCGTTGACCGCCGCCCAGTACAACACCCCCTTCTTCCTGACCCACACCAACGAACGCGACCAGGAAAATTGTCATCGGCTCGGTGCCCAGCTCCCCACCGCGTCCGCGCAAAAGCGTTTCGAACACTTTGACAACCACACCTTGCGCGACACCGAGAACTGTCACCGTTTGAACGTGGCCGGGAATCGCCGCGGCCTTCGTGAGAACGTCGTCAATCACGCGCCGACCCAACGAGGCGTGTGCTCGAACACCCACGTGTCGCACCCGTCCTTTTCCACCGCACCCGTCCAACACGACGCGGCGACGCACGCGGTCACCCAACGCGACACCGCCAACACGTACACGTCTCAGCCGCACTACAACGGCGGCAAGGACTACACGTCGGCGTACACGGCGGAGCAAAACGTGGCGCGCGAGTACACGATCATGACCGAACGCACGCCGAACGCGGGGCGCACGAACATCGCGCTCGACAAGTCGCACATTCTCATGGATGTGAAGAACGACACCAACACGTCCGCGACCAACTTGGGTGGTGGTTTGTTTGCCAAAGGCGTCCAAAATTTCACCACGAATCAAGGTTCCGTTGGTACCACGAAAACGACCGATCCGACCAACGACCGTGTGTTCGGTTTCGTCGCCCAAAACAATCCGTACGCCATAGACATCAACCGATCTCAACCTCAGTTTACGAACTGAAAATGATCTAAATCAATTAGAGAGGCGATTCAAATGAACGATAAGTAATCGGACGCGATGGATCGCGTGCGTCACGTCGTGACGGAGATGTTGAACGACAGGGGGTATCACCATATGGAGTGGCCCACCGAAACAACCATGAACGCCAAAAACGACCTGGACCAACGGATACTGGTCTACTTTGTCATGTCACCCAAAGTGAGTGTCAAAAAAATCAAGCTTATCAAGGATTTGATCGAAGAGGATCACGAAGGGTTTTCGTGTTTGATTATCGTGTGCAAAGGTAGTATCACATCATTTGCAAAACAGTTCATTACAACTGATGTGAACAACTTGATCGTTCAAGTGTTTTCGGAAAAGGAGCTCTCGTTCAACATCACAAAGCACGAACTCGTTCCGAAACACGAACTGCTCACCGAACAAGAGACGATGATGGTCAAAACTCGGTACAAGACCAAATTGAAACACTTTCCGAACTTGTTGGCCACTGACCCCGTCGCCAAATACTACGGATACATGCCTGGGAATCTCGTGCGCATTACGCGCAAAAGTCCCACCGCGGGCGAGTACGTATCGTACCGTGTTGTCGTATAAAAGTTACTTAAAGATCCATGTAGAACAACACAGAAGAATCATTATGGCGCCGGTGACACGATCCATGACGCGCGCGCAACAAAGCACGTTGCCGGATGACGAACAACGACGCGAAATCATGACGGAGATTCGTCGGGGTATTCACAACGTGGACTACGTCAAAGGAGCAGAGTACAAAAAGTACATGGTGTACGCGCTATTCGACTACATGTGTGATGTCGAACCGTGTCTGTACTCTCTCGGAAAAAAGTTTGGGCGGACTATGCGCGCCAAACTCGACGAGTTTTCGCAACACGAGGACGAGACGTTTCGAGATGCGTGTTTATATTACAAAGAACAACTTAACGACTATTTCGAGTGGTTGGACGAATCATAGAAAGACGGATCGCGATCATCACAATCATCACACACAGCACGTACGCAATTGTCCTACAAAACGTTTTTTTCGAATCGGGTGTCTTGGGTTTCGGACAGGCGCATCGTTTGTTGCGTTTGCGTTTCGGAATGGGCGCCAAAGGGCTCCGCATGGGCGTTGGATTCTCGTACACGCGAGGGGTGTATACCAGTGGATTCATGAGTTTGTTTTTTTATAATCCGTCCCATTTTTTATTATCTGTTTTAAAACAATTACAACGAATATGCGCGTTATTTGCATTGGAGATTCGCTTACGGAAGGATACGTGACCAAAAACACACCAAGATACTATCCATACAGCACCGCGTTGCGTCGTATACTGATGTCCGACAAAACACTCTCTCGGACTGGTGTGACCGTCCACAATGTCGGTTTGAGTGGCCGAACCGCGTATCAGATTCTCACGAATTTGATACGCCATGTACCGATCGAAACGTACGACGTGGCCATCGTGTTGGCCGGGACCAACGATCTGATGCGCCGATCGAGTGCGTACATCGTGAATAAATTGAAACAGATCCACAATCATTGTTTGAACCGTGGTGTGTCGCGCGTGTACGTGTTGTCGCTTCCCCAAATCCATTTCGACCGACCGATGCGTGAAGCCAAGCGTCTCGACGTCAACCGACAATTGCGCGCGTGGTGCAATTCGGTGTCTAGACTGACATACGTTCCGTTCGGAGAAGATTTCGTGTACGATCCCAAATCTCCCGTTTGGGCACACAACGGGTACCACCTCAGTCCGTCCGGGTATAGGAAAATGGGCGCGTACATGGCCAGTAAAATGACGAAAACTTAAAGAGAGAACAGAACGACCAACAAAACAAACACGATGAAGTACTCCATTTACATTATGCGTCATCAACGCCCTGGTTCGTTTCGAACCAATTGCGTGGACCCTTCCGAAGTGCAGCGCGTTCACGAACTCGCCGAGTGCGTTCGTTCGTTGAACGTCCATCACGTGTTCTCATGTACGCCGGGAACGTCGAAGCACATTCGTCCGATTCAAACCGCGAGTAACCTATGTTCGATCTTGGGGAAATCGTTGGAACTGTGCGACGGTGTTGGTGCACTACCCAACTATATTCTCGGAAACACGTTGATCGTGTGGCATCATTCCGACACGAATGCGATTTTGAGCCATTTCGGAATCCAAAGTCGGTTCGAATGGCCGAACGACGAATACGACGGGTGTTTGATAATCAACGACCAAGGATGGGGGTACGAACCCCACTTTTTCACCACAAACACATCCACGGACTGTTGTTGGTCCTTTGGGTTGATCTAAATCAGAACCTTTTACATATTCGTGTCCGCGTAGGCGATGACGACGGGAGCGTTTCGTTCCTTGTACGCGTAATGTTGTACCAGACCGAATAGAAAAAAGGAATTACACAAACTCACCGACGCCGGAATGTAAATCGGCATGTCACCTCTGCTCACCGCGTACGACACGATACACCCCAATCCGACGATGTTGAGAAACAGATACGTTCGCGAAATGTCTTTGGTCGATTCGGTCGCGATGGCTTTTTTGATTTGGGGAAACAACTGAATTCCTAATAAGGTACCACCCACGTACCCGACATACTCCATTTGTGTTTGAAGTGATGAAGAGAGAAAAGGCTTTAATTCGTTTCTTTGTTCAACATTGGTTTGACGTATTGATTTACCAGCCGATTTCCGACGTTCACGGACGCTTCGTGTTCCGTGACGCCTTGTTCCATGATTTGTTGCTTTTGTTGCAACATGTAATGTAACATACCTTTGTCTATGTTCGGATCGAACAACTTTTCACTCAACACCGGACACCGTCGGAAAAACTCGGGGTACGTGTCTTTGAACTGCGCCTTGGTTTGTTTGTTTGGGTTTGTGAGAATAATGTGAATAATCTCTTCGTCGGTTGGCATATAGTTTCGAATATATGTTTTGTGTATATTATAACAAATGAAATCGGGTGAAAAAACGAGCTTGAAACGGGTGAACCTATGCATGAGCGACATCATGAATTCGTACACCATTTTAGGTCACATTCGTTCCGGATATTTTGGTGACGTGTACGCCGTGGCGAACGGTAAACACAAGGGTTCGCGCGAGTATCACACCATGAAAAAGTACACGGGCAAAAAGTTTGACTACATCATGAAAGTGACAAGCAACAACAAGGTGGCGATGGACGAGGTGACCATGTTGTACGCCATCAACAAGATTGGGTCCGTCCACTTGCCCAAACTCATCTCGCATCACAAGTGCGATTCCATGCGTTTCCGCGGGTCGAGGAAACAGGGTATCGCCTTGTCGCACAAAGATTGGACGTTCGTCAAGAAGGGCAAGGGACTGATCACGTTGATGGAGAACTCGGGGGTTGGTATGGATCTGTATTTGAAAAAGAATCGAAACCCCATGAACGAGGTGATTATGATCTTTCAATTGTTGTGCACCTTGTACTTGTTGAAAAAGAACAAGATTGTTCACAACGACATTTACATGCCGAACATTGTGTGCAAACCGGTCAAGGACACATCCATGGCCTACAACATCGACGGAACGGTCATGCGCGTTCCCATCTTGGACGGACACGTTCCCGTCCTCATCGATTTCGGCCAGGCGCAAACCACCAACGTCGGATCGCCCGACATCAACACGGAGATGTTGTTGAGCACGTGGTACCACTACACCGCCAATCCGGAGATGAAGCAGTTTTTGGGTATGTTGCGCGAAAAACCGATCCATAATCTCAAGTCGTTCATTGTGGACTACTATCGCACACACATCGGGTCCGAAAACAACAACCACAACGCTTGAAAAACATGGTTTATTTTTTACAGTTTGGTGTTTCGAACACGCACTTGACGCGTCGTGAGCGCCGCCACGTGTTTGCGTTGTAACGCGCGGTTCATGCGCTTCAAGTCGTTCATCTCTTTGCGGATCTGGTTCGCCACGGTATTCGCTTGTTTGGAATCACGCGCATTGGAAAGTTTGACCAACATCGCTTCAATCGTTGCTCGTTTCGCTACGACACGGGGGTCGTTGAACGTCATCACCTTCGCTCCCGTTCGTTGATGTACGCTCATGTTGAAATTTACAGTATACACAACACTTTTATTTTAAATGAAAAAGAACTTGGATTTTTTTCATTTAATTTAAATGACCGAAATGTGTGTGGTCGAAAGTAAACATGGAAAAGACGCGAAAGCAAAGACGTGTCGTATCTTCCCCGATGATGTCGTACGTGTTGGACTTTGTGCGCGCGATTCACGCGGGTCCGACGCACGTGGCGTACATCAAAGGCGGGTACGCGTGGCAACTCGCCCACCCGACGGCGTTTCGAACGTCCAACATCGACCTGGAGTGCGTGCTCGCCGACGACGAATGCGTGGTGCCCGCGATGGTGTTCGCGCAAGTGAAGCGGCTTGTCGACCGACTTCGAAAAGCGTTTCCGCACATTCCGTTTGAGATCCGACTGTCCCCCGGTGTTTCCAAACGCACCGGGTGCGTGCCTGCGAACCACGACGAACTGGAGCTGATGCGACCCGGGTTTTCGTACACGGTGGCGTACGACGCGTTGATTGGAAAACGCGGCCAAAGCGAAACCGTGCGTGAATCGCTGGTGTACGTTTCTTTGTATCGATACGGTCCGCGTTTCGACCTCGCTCGGTTTTACGCCACGTACGTCAACCCCGACACGATGGCGCTGAACGCGCGCGGTTTGTTGGTCCACGACGCGTTTCTCGCCCAAGACCGCGTGGAGGAGAAGGGGTCGACTCTGGACGCGGAACGTCGCCGATGGTTGATTCGAACACACTTTGCGAACGAACGAAGCTACTTGTCGGAAATACGAACGTTTCAAGACGTGTACAAACTCGCGCCTCTGGTGTACAAAGACTACGTGACGGATACGTTGTATCATCGGTTCCTCGACCATTTTCACACCCAAACGTTGTTGCGCGCGGACACGGAGACGGTGGAGTCGTTGCGGGCGTTCGCCAACGGCATGGTGGCGGAAATCAACGAGCGGTTGGCCGACCAAGCGTTGGACGCCCTTTGTTTCGTGGTGGGCGGCGACGCCATGCGACGATACATTCCCGAAACCGTCACGTGCTCGCGCGACATCGACGCCAAGTTGTACTATCGCTTCAAAAAGGATCGCGCCCGATGTATGCTTGTGGTGGCGACCGTCATGTGCAAAATCATCACCGCGTTGGAAACCACCGTCAATTCGCGATTTCGGTACCTTCAACAACACACCGAGTGGCCTCTCGACTTGATGACGTGGGACGTGCGACGCGTGGTGCCCGTCACCGACACCGTCAATCCGGACCGCACCCACATCAAACTCGATCTCGGTCTGTTGGACGTGGCGATCGTACACCGACCCAAAGACTTTCCATATACGAACCTGTGCGTCACAACACCTACGGGGTTTGCGTACGCGACACGCGCGTTTTTGGTGAAGGATCTGCAGACCACGTACGCCAACCCTCGTCTCGCGGCGATGCGCAAACTTCGTGGCAAAACGAACAAGAACGAGCGAAGACTCGGACGTCTTACACAAGCTGGCGGAAACAACACGAAGACGACCACGGTGCTCGACAGAGAGAAACGCATCGCGACACCTTCAAAGTCCACCTATCTTCGCGAGGTGATGGATCGTTTGTTTGTGGTTCGAAAAAATGCAAGCAACGTGTCCGTAAGACAATTGTTCAAACAACGGTATCGATACAAAACCTTCTTCTTTTCGAGTCGGAAACGTCGGGTCGACGCAACGAACCGTTCGTTTTTCTCCGAAAAAAAGAAAAGAACGCGACTTGTTTAAAGATCGAACTCGGTCGTCACGGTGGCGTGTCTTGTTTTGACTTTGAAAAGACCGCAGTAGATGGAGTAGTGGAGCGTCTTGTAGTTGAAATCCGCCTTGCTCGGATCCACAATCAAGTTTCCGGCGGCGTCGTGAATCTTGATACCGTTGCTCCACCCTTGTTGGTGCGCCCACACGTACTTGGGCTGCAACGCACGAAGTTGCGCCTTGCATTTGGCCGGCGTGGATCGACGAAACCGATCCCAACTGTGTAGCACCGTGGTGATGGGCACGCGTCGCAGAAAATGAAAGTCTTGGTGCGGCGCGTCGGGAGACAACACGGCCGCCATCAAGTGATGGTCATGGTCGATCATTCGGTTCACGTACAATTTGTGGTCCACCTTCTTGACATACCTCGGGTTGTCGCAAATCACGCGACGAATGGTTTCGGTACAATTTTTGAAATCGTACGGTTTGTTTCGCCATTCCGGACACTTGTCTCCTGGACGCGCCTTTTGCGTGCGGTGTTTGTAAAAACCGCCACGACCCACCACCGGAGCCAGTCCGAACACGTAACAGTTTCCCTTGGTGTCGTAGGGAATGGTCCACACCACGTTCATCAAATTTTGTTTCGATGTTGACGTCATCGCGGACACATTTTTCTTGTTGTTCTTGTTATTCATTTCTTTGTGTTTACTATATTCACATAGAAAAGAATAACAACCATTAAAAAAAGTGGGGATAAAGGGTTTTTACGCCAAAGGTATAATCATGTTTCCCCCGTATTGATTTTGATTATATTGCAACTGTTATTTTTATAATAATAATAATAACAATAACAATGT